ACTCGAGACGCCAGCGCTAAGCACTGGTCTCTTATGAGTCATTTTCTCTGGGCCCCCCCTTTACCATCTAATGGCAGGGGTGGACCCAGGCTTAAAATTGACGACGACCCAAACGTCCTCTCAACTCAGGTCAAACTGGAAAGGTACTACCTTGAAACTAAGTTTCAGGGTGGCCTAACCAGATGGTCGCGCTTACCGAGATCCCTTCTTAGAAGGGCGGGCCTTCATTCTAGGAGTGAAGAACCAAAATCTATGGGTCAGTACGACCGTGACCAACAAGTCTCAATTTTCTTGTCGAACCTTTGGTTCAAAGCCAGCCCTGCGCTCATCAGGCGCCTCCAAGAGGCACCTGACGTGCATGCCACCGCTCAGCGGTGGCTTGACACGGCGGATGGAGTGGTACTTCCCTACCTCTTAGAGGCAGAGGAGTACGATTTTGAAATCGTAAACCACCTCACCCGCTTTGCGCTCGAGGGCTGTGCTAACAATTATGCGACGTTCATCAAGCGTCTGAAAAGGATTAAAAAACTCATCCGCAAGAGCTTAGCTCTTGGAGAGAGTATCCCACCATGTCGTGACATGGGACCGTATATCAAGTACTTCCGTCTTCTCGCCCCGAAGGGAGAGGGGAAGCACGAGATAGGGACCCACGTCAACTTATGGTGTCAGACGCGTGCCACAGGACTTGCGGACAAAGCGATGGCTCGTGACTCACTAAGTAAGTTCACGGAGACCACAACGCGTGCTGAAAGTGTCACTGAAGAGATCTTAGATCACTACAGTGATTCAATCAAGCGCGCGACAGCTATAGTCCGTTCTGTCCAGGGACTCCATGCCAAGATCTCGTGCGGGCCTAAGGCCTGCCTCGAGAATACTCAGCAAAATGGAGGCCAAACTGGAGAACTATGTCGCATAGTTCGTTCAAGAAGAGTGAAATATCGATATGATCCGATAACCCTGGAAAGGGTGCACGAACCTAGGAGGATTAAATCCTCCCAGGACGTCCTGGATTACTGTGTGGAATGGGTTTTGGAAAACCCTTCACTAGCTAAGCTCGTGAAACCACATGTAGTCCTTGAACCTTCCAAGGCTCGGCTCATTACGATCACTCCCTTCGCCGTTTCGCGAATACAAGGAATAGTAGCTCACCTCATCAGCCCCTGTCTTAGACAGAGGTACCAGACTAAGTCTGGTATGATGAAGTCGCGTCACCTATGGAACCTTAACCACAATCTGCATCCTCAGGATACAGTTTGGGGAAAGGCCAAAGGTCATCCCGTGTGTTCGACTGACATGAGTAACGCCACCGATCAACACTCACGCAGATTCGCTAAGCGAATCTGGAGAGAGATCTTGTGGCATCTCAAAACAGTTGAAGGAGCCCCCCTAGGCCTCATTGCCCTTGCGGCTAAACTACATACTTCTGAGAGGTACGTAGTTCCGCAAGATGACAACGGCCGAATGATGATCGATAGTATGTTCAAAACAACTATCGGAATCTTCATGGGGGACTTCCTCACGAAATCAATCCTCACCCTGAACCAGGACATCTGCCTGCGCCAAGCGCAAGTAGAAGTCTACAGTATCGTGGGTGACGATATTTTGGCCATCGGCGAAGAAGAGACGTTAAATTCCTATCTAGGCATTTCTTCGGAACTCGGAAACGGTGTTTCGGTGGAAGACACATATATCTCTAGGAGATTTATGTTCTACTGTGAGGAGTCTATGATTGTTCCAAGAACAACCTTAGACCTCCCCATTGTTCAAATCAAGCGTGGTGAATCTAAGATTCACTACCTCGATACACCGAGACTCCGACTGATGATCCCTACGTGCACTGAAACCTTAGGTTTCAGTGGAGTGCAAGCCGGTCGCTTCGCTTTGCTTGGCAAAGAGACGCGATGGGTTCACACCACACATAGGGCTCAAGAGGCACTGTATGCAAAAGCTCAGCTTTTGCAACACATTATGCTTCCGTCAGAGAAGGACACTTTGTGTCCATTTATTCCCGAAGAGATTGGCGGTGACGGATCTTTCTATCCGGATGAAAAGTTTGTTCATGCGGTCATCAGGACTAAGTCCCGAGACCCTGATGAAACCTATCACCGGATTGGAGATCTGTATAAATCCCGCCTTGGCCTACGCCTAGTTAGGTCAGAAGAGTTGAATCAGGTAGTCACGAAATATAAGCAATGGCTTCCAACAGAGGAGCTTCTTAGAAGCTACCTCCCAGAAGACATGATCGTGCCGCTTAGCGACGCGAACCGTTCACTGGCTTCACTTAGAGTCGGAGGATTCCTAGAATCCCCCCAGAGACTCTTTATGAAGATGGTGAAAGCCGCTTATTATCGTGCAATCCTCAAAGGTATTGACTACAAGGACCTTCCTGAGCTCCGCTTAGCGGAGCCCACAAAAGCCCTTGGCGTCAGAGGAGGTAAACCTGCCTTTGTATCCCTCACCAGGTTCTTAGAACACTGGTGCAATCCTGGCTTCTCTCAGAGTAGCCAGTCGGGGTACTTGGTCAAGTCCCAACTCATACCAAAAGAGGACTACCTGTCTCTGGATTGGTCCTTTGGAAGACCTCGAGCGGAGTGGAAAGAAGCACTTGGTGCCTACTTCCAATTCCACTCTGATGCCATCCTGGATCTCGAGCAACAGACCTTAGTTGATCACTTAGTGAACAACCTAGATTTGCCTCGAGTTCTCAGGGAAAGGCTTCACTTATTTGTAGAATCAGATTCTATAATAAAGGAGGAATTCACAAGGAACCTACCAGAGGAGGAAACAATCACCCTAATCAGCAGGGATCTTCGCCTTGGGGCGGACTTAGTCCGCCTCGGGGAAGCTAGGGGACGCAACTACCAAGTAGTTGTGTTCCGTCCCTGCCTCTACCTCGTAGGAAGACTCTATGATGATGAGGAGCTTAGCTGCTCAAAAATCATAGAGGATCAGGGTGCAATGTTTTTCGAAGACGTAACCTCATTTGATGAGGGCTTGGGTCAAGATTGGATGTTTGAAACACCCATTCTAAAAACCAAGACACGTTATCGAAACGTTTGGGTCGTCGACAGAATCAACGCCAGAGCAACCTAGCTGTGCTTAGCACAGCCGCGGTGAGAGGATTTTAAATCCTTTCCGCTTTGAGAGCCTGGGTCAA